GGGGAATGTGACGAGCGGTGCAAGTGGGGGTGGCAAAACGAAAATGAAAAACCGCAACCGATTGACAATCAGCTGCGGTTTTGTTTTCGTGTGCCCAGGACAATATTTGAAAGTTGCACTTTTGAGCCTTTTGTAAATACGTTGATATTTAACTATTTGTAGGCATATTGCAAAGATAATCAATATATTGTATTTGTCGATAAAATTGCGTATTATTGCAAAAGATTTTATTGTGTGGTGCAAATGTGGTGCAAATTTTCTAACTTGCACCACGGATTAACAGATTTTGTAATATGGCATCGGTTACGGCTTTTATACGGGTATCAAGAAAACGGATAGATCGGGCAAATGTCCGCTTTCGGTTACGGGACGGTCGGGGCGTTCAGCTGTTCCACGCTTCCGAGTTGGAGATCGACCCGACAAATTGGGATGCAACCCGGCAGGAGATCAAGGCAAAGGTTCTCTACGATGCGGAGAAACGGGCGGCATTCAACAAAGCTGTGGCCGACCGCAAGAATATGATGTTGGAGATATATAATGCCGCACCCAGTACGGAGACTTTGACATCTGATTGGCTGGATCAGGAGATTGATAAACGTCTGCATCCTGATAGATATGCCGTTAAGGAGCACCGGCAAACCTTTTTCGAGGCTTACGAAGAGTTTATCAAGAAGCGTAAGTTGTCCGATTGGCGGGTGCGGGCTATTCAGGTCGTAATCCGAGCGTTGAGGCGGTATGAATTGTATGCCTGCCGGGTGATGGATAGCCGGTTTACGCTCGATTTTGATACCGTGACGCCGTTGGTGTTACGGGACATCGAGGAGTTCCTTCGCAATGAATACACCTTCTGCGACCAATACCCCGAAATCTACGAGGCCGTTCCCGAAAGCCGGAAACCTCAACCAAGAGGGCAGAATACGATCAATGGAATACTGACTAAACTGCGTACTTTCTTCATTTGGGCGAATGACGTAGGCAAAACGACTAATAACCCTTTTCGGAATTATCCCGTGGAGGAGTGTATATACGGGACGCCATACTACATTACGATTGACGAGCGTAACAAGATTTATCATACCAATCTTACCAGGCATCCGCAACTTGCCATTCAGCGGGATGTATTCGTTTTTCAATGTCTGATAGGTTGCCGTGTGGGCGATCTCTATAAGTTGACCCGAGATAATTTGATTAATGGAGCGGTTGAGTATATTCCCCGCAAAACAAAGGACGGCCACCCGGTGACGGTCCGTGTACCCCTTAACTCGATAGCACATGAAATATTGAACCGTTATGCAGATTATGCCGGCTCGTCGCTTTTTCCACTTATGGCCGAACAGCAATATAACAAAGCGATTAAACGGATTTTTCTCGCTGCGGGGTTGAAACGTAAAGTAACGATCCTGAATCCTCTGACCCGGGAGGCGGAGCAACGTCCTATTTGGGAGGTGGCCTCGTCGCACCTCGCTCGTCGGGCGTTCGTTGGAAACCTCTACAAGCAGGTGAAAGACCCGAACTTGGTGGGGGCGTTGTCTGGCCACAAGGAAGGAAGCCGGGCATTTGCCCGTTATCGGGACATCGACGATGAGATGAAAAACGAACTGGTTAAAATGTTGGAGTAGCTATGACGCAGATAGAACAAGTGGCCGACAGACTGGCCGCATATGTAAATGGATTAGTCAAGAACCCGGAAAGCCTTATTGTTGATTTATCCGATTTATGGGCGTGGACTACAAATAATAGCTCGTATTCCTGGTATTCATTACCTGACGATGTTGCCTATAAATCATTACCTGCGTGGCGAGGTAAGTTCGGAAAAGATACGGTTTGTTTTGCATGTCCTGGGATGGCTCTATTTATTGAATGGATATACCCGAAAATAAATAATGCAGAGCAACGAGATTATTATAAAGGCTTGTTTTACAAAGGATATATTGAGGGACTAAATGACTTTGAACATCAGTATAATATGCGTTGTGGCGATGATTTGGCTCCAATATTAGAGAATAAAAGATGCATATTGTTTGGTTACTATTCGGAAATTAGAGCCAAATATAAAAACTGCAAGGGCTTTTCTGTGGATGTAATAGAGAAAATGGGATATAATTCTGCCTTGATGTTGTCGGCAGCTTATAAATTGAGATTAATGGATAAGGCATTGACAGCTATTGGGGCTTCGCAGACTATAGTGATAGCACCTACGGGAGTTCAAAAACCTGCGCATTTCTCCGTTAATAAGTCCTATGGAGAAATACAGCATGTATTGACAGCCTTGCAAGAGCGGGGGTTTGTTTCTTATGGCACGACTATTGAAACGTTCTATTATCGAATGACCGGTGACGGTATGCCGATGAGCAATAAAATAGAATGGGTAAAGAAGGGAAAGAAACGGAAAAAAGATATAAGTAAAAGCAGCCTTGTTTATTTTCTTAAAACATTTGCAAATTATAATGTAGACCAAACTTTGGATTGCAGAAATAGGATTGATGAAATATTTGGCATTTCATTACCTACTTCAACAATCACTCGAATTTCGAATTGTGAGTATAAAACGGAAATAGACGATATAGTCTCCATTCGCAGGGAGATCGTCGAAATTTAGGCATTCCAGAACGCAAATACGCTCGATAAAAGACAAAGAGAGCCGGAATAATTCCCGGCTCTCGTCATTTCGTCGTTATTCGGTGGCGTGCCCCGTCATTCCTTTACTGCTACTGTCATTTTGCCGATGGACTGAATGATCGATGCGGCGGCTTCGTCTACGGTGAAAGAGATCGCCGGCGCTTGCTGGATGTCTTTGCCGTTGGTTGTCACATCCTGGCGGTCGGCAAGATGAAGGACACGGGCAACGATTCCCGAATCGTACTGTCCACATAATGCGCCCTCCAACTGGTCTGCCTCGATAGCCACTCGCACGTGCGTAAGGAGGTCGCAAAACTCGTCTTCGTATCGGCGGAATGTGTCTTTGCTGATCTTTGCAAATTGGCAGAATCCCACTAATGTCAGGGGACGCTGTGTTGGAACCGCAATTATTTCCCCTGCTGAAACCTTGTTGATGTAAACCGGATTCGCTTTCACCCATTCGACATACTCTTCGAACTTGGCTTCAAGGGCTTCGGGGGTATATGCACGAGGGCGGCCCACTTTGCAGGCTGTTCCCGTACGCTTTATTTCATTCTTCATATAGATTAATGGTTAATAAATTAAGCCGACTTTGCTTTCTGGGATACTGCCACCTGCCGGCGCACGGCGTCGTTCTCCTGAATTCCCAGAATGACAGGGTTGTAATTAATTTCCTCGGTTCCGGCGTTTTTGGGGGCGGAGATAGACAGATACAGATCGCCGTCCTCCTCGTACAGATCGACATAAAGGCGGGAATCGTAATCGACGATATAGGGCGTTCCGTTCGATGTTATGGCATACGCTGTGCCGTTAATGCCGTCCGCTTCTGCAACCCATTGGCTGTCTTCATTCTTGCCGTCCAAGCGCAGATAATACGTTGCTGCCACCACTCCGTCCACTTTCAGTTTCAGCAGTTGGCAGTCGCAGATGTCGTTTTCGCCTGTTTCTACCGAATATATGGCGAATATCTGCCCGAATTGGGCTATATACACCGGCTTCGTGTAGTCGAGGTTGTAGAGATCGAGAGCCGTGAGTTTTGCCCGAATGGTGATGATCCGCAGACGGTCCACGACTTTCTGGTAGGAGGCGTATCGGGTCTTTACAATGCCTTCCTCGCCGCCGAACTTCATCCACGGATCGAATACGCCAATACATCGGGCAATGCCCGACATAAACGCTCCCCGCCCCGATAATATTCGTGGCGAACACTCCGAATAAGTGATATTCTCCTTGTCTTCTGTACTGTGATCCTCGTAGATCGGCACCAATGCACAATTCACCTCGTTTGTAGTTGCGTTCTCCGACGCCGAGAAAGGCAGCGACACAAGTTCCGTTTCTTTCTCGATATTCTCGTTGCGGATCGTGATGGTGCCGTATGTGTCGGTCTTTACATCGTCGTCATTATCATAGTCGAGGATGTTGCTTTGGGCGAGGTCATCGATGGTGAAAATCGATGCGTCGGGCATATCCACCCGGTGAAAATCGTTCAGTATTACCCGGTCGCTCCAGTCGATGATGTCGTTTTTCTGAACATTGGCGATTATGTCATCGATGCTTATCAGCTTGATCGTGTTAGGGCTGTCCTTGTCCGCATAGGCGAACAGACCGTTCATGGACATCAGGGCGAGGATAAAATCGCCCTGGGAAATGTCGGGGAGATTGGGGGCGACGGGGAATCTTGTAGGGAACGCACAATCGGTCCAATTTGCCCAAATATTTACTGTTAATGGAGTTGAATATGGGTTTGATATATATATTTCACCTGCTGGATCTTCATAATGAAGTAAAATTTCGGTGTTTTCTATTAACGGATAAGTTATATCAAGCGGCACAAAATTGAATCTATATACATTAACTCCATCACCAGTAGAGCCAACCAGTTCTACATTGTATGATGTACCTAATATTGTGGATTTTACTATTTCGGAATTACCATCCAATTCAGTAAGCATTATATGCATCTCCTTGGGATCTCCCCATTCTGGCGGCCTATGTGTAAAATATCCATATGCTCCTGTTCCATTACTCGGTTTAATCGTAATATGTACTGATAAATCCGTTTTATTAAATTTTGTAGTACAAGATCCATATGCTATCTCATGCGGGTCTTTGATTATATTACCCCGGCCTAATACACCGTATATTTGATTCTTAAAATTTGTGCTATTAGCCGTAAATCGCAATGCTTCTGCCTCATTCGATATTTCATCCCCATTTTTTGATACAAGCGGAATAATAGGTCCGAGGTTTTTGCTGTACGCCAGCCGCTCCTTGCCGTCGATAGTGATCCCGTTATACTTTTCGATAGCCGAAAGAATTGTTTTCACCTGCACGGACGGGTGCAAATACTTGGGGTTCGACAACCCCATTCCGAAATTCACGCCCCAAAACGCTACGCCGGGGTATTCATTGGTCGTATTTCCTTCTAAAATGGTCGTGTTTTCGTTCCAGTCGATGCGCTCCGCTTCGAGTTCTTCCAGTTGCGGCCCCAAATCCCGCAGGCCGTTATCAAACAGAGGCTGAAAGTTATCCACGTTGCCCCACGTAAGCGTTACATTGATCGTATCCGCAATATCCGTTACCACGGCGAACCCCTGCGTGAACAGTGGCACCCCGTCCTGGTACAATGCCGCCGGGAGGCGCACATACGGAGCGTCGGCATCCACATCCGGACGGGCTGCCTGACCGATAGCCTGCATATTCGTAGGCGTAGGCGGCAGCGCAACATTGTAGGAACGGTTCGACTGGATGCTGTCGAGGCTCGAAAATATTGGGCTTTGATAGAGCAGGGTTACGACTTCGTCACTCGACAGGTCGCACAAAATATCATTGATATAAAGTTCGTAGGTCGTCATATGTAGTTATTTTTCTAATATTTGATTTAACAATTAAAATTCCGGAGCGTTTAAGTATTAGCTCCTCTTGCTTCCGTTCGTACTCTTCGCACCTGCGCCGGGTACGCTCCAGCAGCAGCGCCAATTCGGACCGGTTCAGACATATCGTTAAATTGCTTTCATCCCTTGCGCCTCCCCTACGTTTCCCCTTTGGCCTAGTTCTGCTCATATTCCCCGATAAGGAAATACACCTCGGAAGGAACCGGACGACTGTTTATGGTTACTTCACTAACTCCAACGGTAAGGGTTGCACCGTCATGCTTGAATGATTTGCACGGCACAAATGCCGTCTTTTTCTTGGGCTGTGTCATTAGTGTCCCGTTAAAATTGGGACGAAGTTAATATTAATCAAATAGTCCCTCCAAGAGGGGATAATCGA